GAATTAACGTTGAATGAAATGCGAATAGTTAAAGCTGCATTCCAATGGGTGTTAATCCGCGCTGAACTGAAGGAGAGTGAGTGATGGATAAAGAAGCGGAAACCGTTATTAACAAATTGTTGTCTAATAAAAAAGTATCAGATGATTTAATTAATTTTTTAACCAATGAAAATAAGCAGTTGCGTGAAGTCAATATTACACAAGCCAAGTGGTTATATGATGAACAACAAGCACATAAAACTTTAAGGAATAAGGTTCGTCAGTGGTTAGGGGGTGATAAATTCGACATACTGAAAGAGGGTGAATGATGATTGAGATTGGACCAAACTTAACAACTGATATTCAATCCGTTTGTGTAGTTGTCGGCATAATTTCATTTTTTATATTGATAGGTAGGAGATAAATGATGGATGCGGATTGGATGGATTTGCTTGATGAAAAGAACAAAGAGATTGAGCGGTTGCGGAAGGCAAATAAAGTGCAAGCCTGTACTATTCGGTCATTACAATACTCTAAAAGCAAAACTGAACATGAAGCGCATATTGCTGTAAAAACTTTTGATAGTGAGAAAGAGGCCAATGCGATTTTAACCAACGAGATTGAGCGGTTGCTGAGAGAAAATGAGTTATTGCAAAAAGAGTTGAAGAAACATCTGACCTATCAAGATCACCGCCATGGACGCATCGGAACCCACGATCCAATTTGCTACGAGTATGGACCGAGGCATTACGAATGTGCTTTGCGGGAGATTGATAGGTTGCGGGAAGCGTTGCAGGAAATAAAAAAACGTAATCCTTTTCATAATGTTTCGCCGCCAATGGACAAGCAGTATTACGCTCAAATCATTACCCAAATGGTTGGCATAGCAAACGCCGCACTGAAGGACGAAATTCAATGTGCAACAGACGAAAACCAATAACCCATATAACCGGCCATACAGGGTATAGCTTTTCCGATATTCCGCTGCTTGTCGATGGTACGGAGTATTTGGCCGACGGTCGCATTTGGGTCGAATATACGTGCTCCCGCGACGAAGAAGGTTGGTATGTCGATTGGGAACTTGGGAATTTCGACCAATTAGATGTGCATGATATGAGCGGCAACATAATTTCTATGCCACCCGAAATCGTTTACGATCAAATCACCGGCATTTTATCTGCTAAAACCTCTAAAAAAATAACGGATGAAGCTTATGACCACGCCCTCTATTCAGTTTAACATCTGCCCTAACTGCTTGTATTGGGACCACCACTCGAATGACCCCTATGGTGTGTGCCGGGCCAATCCACCAGTGGGCCACGGCTGGCCCCGTACCTCACGAGACGATTGGTGCGGCCACTGGGAAGCAGCCCCGATCCCTGAACCCGTGCAAGAAGTTGTCGAAACCAAAAAGACACGAAAGAAACAAACAGCATGACCCTCGAATTTGAGACACCCGAACAACTCTATGCCCATTACCAAGAAGTCGCCCACCGCTTGAGTTCACGCCGGTACGTTTACCCAATCGAACCGGTAGTTACCTCAATTGCACCGCGCCCCCGTTTGCAACTAATGTCAGAAACTCAGCTTAAAATTGAGGCAGTTCCTTCGATACCATCCCCGGAAGACTATTGGTTGAAACTGATTGGGGAAAATTTACCGTTGTCGAAAAGTGCAGGCGAAAGGATGCTGCACTACGTGGCGCAAAAGCATGGGATCACTTACGCGGAAATTGTGGGTGCGTCGCGTAAAAGCAAAATCGTCTCTGCTCGGCAAGAGGCTTATTGGTGGCTTAACCGGCAGTTCGGCTTCTCCACGTTGAAGACCGCGCAGTTGATTGGCGGGCGGGACCATACCTGCGTCGTGCAGGGTGTGCCGAAGCATTTGGAGCGCGTGCGTAAAGCCGAAATTGAGGCGGCGCAATGACGGCGGACGTTTTGGTGTTTGCCCCACTGCCCGAAGTGCGTCGGGTCAAGGAACTAGAAAAGCAATTGGCCGAGTCCAACACACGACTGGGTGAGGCGCATGATGCTTTGATGCGGGCGAAGGACGTCATCACGTCGTTGCAAGACGAGAAGAAGTACCGAGAGTTCTATCAGTGGCTTGCGACCGAACGGTTGACGGACATCGTAGATTTGGAACAAACCGTCAAAGAATTGGAAAGGGAACTCAATGAACGAAGATGATTTTTTAGATCGGATGCAGGAGCAATTTGGTTTTACTCAATTCGTTTTAATCGGTTTAACACCATCAGAAAACGGCGATAAAGACATGGACGACATGCACGTCATATCAGGTCCGGCGTTACCGCCATTTGCAATGATGGCGTTGTTACATGGGGCGTTGGGAGAATTGATTTACGATCAAATGGATGATGCTCCGGCGGTGCATTAATGGTTGCGTGGGCGCATCAAGCGGAAGTTATCCCCAAACTTTTAGCCGGTAATTTTCTATTGATATGGGATGCAGGTGCCGGAAAGGCTCTGCCGCTTTTACAAGCGGCGAGTCAGCGCGGTGGCCGCACACTTTATCTTGGGCCACCGGCAATTCGTACACAGGTGTCAAAGGAAGCTCAACTTTTTGGCTGTTACACTCTGAAAGATATCCAAGTCATCCAATACGGCAAAGACAAAATCGCGCCTCAAGCGAAGTTGGTGATTTGTTCGTATGACCATTTGATCGACCCAAAGCTGTGGAAGCAGTTGTTCCAATTGGAGTGGGATAGCTTGATTTTGGACGAAGGACACCTGCTCAAGAACACCGCTGCCAAACGCACGCGGGCAGTATACGGTTCTCGGCGCGACTCGCCGGGTGCTTTAATTCGGCGTACCAAACGGGTGTGGGTTGCGACCGGCACGCCCATAGTTAACGACCCAAGCGATTTCTGGCCGCATGTGTCTCGGCTTTTGCCACACGTGCTTGAAGATTTACAAATTGTGAAGAAGGACCAATGGGTCGACAAGTTTTGCCATGTACGTCAGACGCCTTACGGCCCAGTTGTAACCGGCGGAAAGAATCTTGAGGAGTTGCGTACAGTTCTTGCGCCGTATGTTTCGCGGGCCAAGAAAGAAAACATTCTGGACCTACCACCGTTACATGTAACCCAACTGTGGGTACCGGCGAGGGACATTGACCTTGACGGCATTCCGCCGGAAGCGTTGCAAGAATTGGAACGGTTGCTGGACAACAACCAGACCGAACGCCTTGGTGAGTTGATGGCCCCGCTTGCAACGTTGAGGCGGCGAATAGGTATTCTAAAAGCCGCACATTGTGCAGATATTGTACGTACAGAAATGGAAAGCGGTGGCGGCAAGACAATTCTGTTCTACCACCACAAAGATGTAGGCGAGGCGTTGGTCGAGCAATTGCGCTCCCAACATATTTTTAAAGAAGGCATTGCGCATTACACCGGCGGTATGGCGCAGGCGAAACGCGATGCAGTGGTGAAACAATTTACGGGTGACAAAAATTGTCGTGTGCTCGTGGCACAGATCATGGCTGCTGGAACTGGGTTGAACTTACAAGCAGCGGAACGAGTCATAATTGTTGAGCCAGCATGGACCCCTGCATCAAATGAGCAAGCCATTGCCCGCGCCTATCGTGCTGGTCAAAAGAAAAAAGTATGGGCTTCGTTCGTTTGTTTGGAAAATTCTATTGACGAGCGAATAACTAGCGCGTTAATACGGAAACAACGAATCATTGATGGAGCAATCGGATGATTGAACGACAAACCAGAGAACTTTTTGAATTGCTAGAACGCATAAAAGATTTAATTACCGACATTTCTTCAGATGCAAATGATTTGGTAATTGCTAAATCGCTTCGCCTAACACGTCGTGATATGGAAGCGATCTTAGGCGACTACGCAAATATCGTACATGGCGGAAATCATTTGATGATCGAAAAGTTAATTTATGATGTGACTGGCGAAGTAACTTTATACGACGCGCCAATTGATCTTTGGCCGAAGTTATCTGAAACCGCTGCCCGTGCGATCAATGATATTGAATGGAATCAATATTTAGATGAGATGTCCAAATGAGCAGCCATTCAAGATTTGGCGCGAGTGCCGCGCATCGGTGGATGCGTTGTCCGGGTTCCGTACAACTTACCAAAGACATGCCAAACCCTTCATCAGAGTTTGCGCAAGAGGGAACGATGCTGCACGAGGTAGCGGCGAATATTTTGTTGGATTTGGAAAATCCGTATGATCTGACCGACGAGCAGCAGGATGTGGTTGATTTTTACGTCAACCTTGTCCGTCAAGAAGCAGAAGGCGGAGAGCTTTTTGTGGAAAAGAAATTTAAGTTACCGTTCCATCCAGAGTTTTGGGGCACAGCCGATGCGGTAATTGTTTCTGGTAACAATCTTAAAGTGATTGACCTCAAAGCTGGTCGCGGCGTTGCGGTTGAGGTGGAATACGCTGGCAAGATCAATCCGCAGCTTGGTTTCTACGCCCTTGGTGGGATGTTTTCTGTCGAAGAACGCATGTGGGAAACGATTGAGATCATTATCGTGCAGCCGCGTTTGGGTGGGGTAAAGCGTCGTTCGACGACTGTTGATGAGTTGAGGTTGCTTGCAGGCGAATTGGTTGCGGCTGCTGATTTGGCGGAGCAAGACAATCCACCGTTCTCGGCGGGATCACATTGCAAGTTTTGTTTGGCCCGCGCCACCTGCGCCACGCTGCGCGAAGAGGTGATGCGTTTAGCAAGGATGGATTTCGATGCAGTCGCCTGAAAGTTTAACTGCCCAACAAATTTCAGAACTGTTGGACAAAGCCGATGTGATTGAGACTTGGCTGAAGGCAGTCCGATCTTATGCACAAGAGTTAATTGAAGCGGGAGATTACATTTCCGGTTGGAAATTGGTGCCGAAACGCGGCACGCGTAAATGGAAGGATGAGCGTATTGTGAAACAGCGTCTTGCATCGGAAGGACTACAAGATTTTATTGCCGAAGAACTTGTATCCCCCGCGCAAGCGGAACGCCTTGCAAAAAAGCAAGGCATTCAGCTCGATCTGTTTGACCTCATTACTTCGGAAAGCACAGGGGTCAATCTGACCCGTGAGACGGACAAGCAGGTCTCTGCGACTGCATCCGCCAAATTAGATTTCGCAGATTAAAAAGGTGTAAAAAATGACTATCGAATTGGTTATAGTTTTAGGCATCGCCACATGGGGTGCCGTTGAAGTAATGAAACATACATTGCCATCACGGTACGACCGTGATGTAGCAAGTGTTCAATCGTCAGCGCACAAGCGTATAAACGAACTCGAAAAGAAGATTGAAGAAATCGTAGGCGGTGCAAAAACTGAAGAAACCGTAGGCGGTGCAAAAATTGAAGAAATCGTAGGCGGTGCAAAATGAGCAAGATTATTATTGGACCGGGCCGTCTTTCGTTTCCGGCAATTTTCCATCCACAACGCGAGGACATGGGGGGCAAGTACGGCCTCACTATTCTCCTACCACCTGACGACGACATAAAGCCGCTTATGAAAGCGTTGGAAGATGCAGCGATCGAAAAGTGGGGTCCAGACAAAGCAAAATGGCCGAAGGGTAATTTCAACGGCCCGAAGCAGGTCATACGTTCTGCTGAAGACAAAGCCCATCTCACAGGATACGAGCCGGGTTGGAAGTTTATCTCGTTGAAGTCTAAGACTCAGCCCGGCTGCGTAAACGCCGCGACAGACCCTGTAACGGACGAAAAAGAAGCCTACGCAGGGCGTTGGTGCCGTGTGACCGCAAGAGCGTTTGCATACGACAACGTATTGAAGGGCGTTGGGTTTGGTTTGCAGAACGTGCAGTTGCTAAAGCACGATTCTGCATTCAGCGGCGCAGGCCGAGCACAAGATGACTTCGACGTAATCGCCGAAGAAATTGGTGCAGCTCCATCGGGTGTAAGTCTCGATACAACTTGGGACGATTGAGTTCCTACGGGGCGGCGCAAAGCCGCCCCAATTTACCTGTGGATAACTTTCATGCGCCTTCACATCGACTTTGAAACCCGTTCAACCGTCGACCTTCGAAAGACAGGCGTATATCGTTACGCCGAAGACCCGACCACGGAAGTGATATTGGCGTGCTACGCGTTGGACGATGGCCCCGTGCAAACATGGTTTGCATTTCAAGGCGTTTGGAC